TGTTCTTGGTTTTTTTTTTTTTTTTTTTTTTTGTTAATACTATATTTATATAAAAATAAAGCAAACCAACATGTGCATACTAAAAAGTACGTCTTGCAGTCGTGTACATATTGGCTTTTGAAATAGGCTGAATCATGTCCGTTTCCGTTTACAATTGGCTATATAAGTTGTTTAGCCATGAGTTACCATAAACTTCACCTTCAAAGAAGTCATAGTTTGGATCAAATTTTTGTGATCCAAACATTTCTGTGTGTATATCGACATAACTAAGATTCACAGGTTCAACATTGTTTTGAACAAGAATCTCATTTAGTCTATTTCTAATTTCCCTAAAAGACTTTCTTCCGTAATGGACAGAATCCCTAACTACATTCACAGCATTCTGTCTCAATGACTCCTTGGGAGTATTAAACTTCGAAGCGCGTGTCCAATTTAAGATCTCAAACAACGCACGAGGTTCCATAGGAGCATATACTATACCGGATTCAGTAGGTCGAAAGTATCTTTTCAAGAAAGTGACTTCTTCTTCAGGCATAAATGCTCTTTTGATTTGTTTTTTCTGAGGATCAGTGAATTTGATTTCATGTATTGCGAACCAATGTTCTAAAGTTCGCATATCAAACCATTCTGAAATTTCATCAGCAACTGTCATCACGATGTCGTCTCCATAACGTAGAGAAGTGACATTCCTGGCGTAACTATCACAAGTTGCTTGTGAAACATCATAAGTAGTGGCTAGATCTAAATAAGCATACATGATATAAATCTCGTTCACTATTGTGTTCTTGCCTGCAGTATCTGGCGCTCCGGATGCTTCACCCTTTCCGGTGCGATACACGTCAGTTTGTACAAGCAGTGTTGGAAAACAGCCATCCTCTTTCAGCTGTTTATAACAATTTACATGTTCTTTGGCACTAGGACATTTTGCCATAGTCCATTCCTTTCCTAAATCCAACGCCATGCCAACAATGCGTGGATGCAACATACCATCAAAATTTGAATAATCACCTGCAATGAATTTTGATTTGTTGTTCTTTTTGAGATACCGGTACCAACATGTCCAGTCATAACTATGAACGTTTGTGCCTACGCCAAATCCATGTTTGAACTTGTCCTTCTGGAGAGTCACCCAAAAGTCCAAAAGATGGCGGCGATAGAATATGGTGTAATCCTTTGGTCCGGCACAAAAGATGCGTGTTTTCCATGTTTTGTCTTCAGGCCAGATAGGTCGGCGTTCATCCTTTGGAGTTAAAGTGAACACAGCAGGAGAAAATTCCCCTTTTTTACAATCCACGCACTTGTTTGCAATGGCTGCTCGCATCTCCTTATTCGTCAAGTAAAGATATTCCCCTTGTTCATCTTCACGCAACTCAAAAAGCCAATTGGCACCTTGAGCTCCTGGTGGGCGTTTTAGAATCCAAGGAAATCCTTCTGATGTTTTGGGATCGACACGCTTAAACCCAGTTATTTCGAGATTGCGCACTGCTTCATCAATCG